GAAGCATTTCAATATTATCTATTACATGCTAGTTTAGACCTTGCAAAAGAAAAAGGTCCTTGTTCAGCATTTAAATCTACAAAATATGCAGATGGTATATTACCTATTGATACATATAAGAAAGATGTTGACGAGTTAGTTAAAAGAGAATTTACTTACGATTGGGAACATTTAAGAAAAGAAATAAAAGAACATGGTTTAAGACATAGTACATTGTCAGCACAAATGCCTAGTGAATCTTCTAGTGTAGTTTCAAATGCGACAAATGGTATTGAACCACCTAGAGATTATTTGTCTGTTAAAAAGTCTAAAAAAGGACCTTTAAAACAAATAGTACCTGAATATTCTAAACTAAAGAACTTCTATACTTTACTTTGGGACATGAAAGGGAATACAGGATATATAAATATCGTTGCTGTAATGCAAAAGTATTTTGACCAGGCCATATCAGGCAACTGGTCATATAATCCTGAAGATTATACTGAAGGTCAAGTACCTGTATCAGTAATGGCACAAGACTTATTGACAACATATAAATTGGGTTGGAAGACTTCTTATTATCAAAACACATATGATAGTAAGAAAGACGAAGACGAACCTACTCATCCGATTGGGTTCCACGATAATGTGCCTGAAGATAAACCAAAAGAAGAGGACGAGAATTGTGACTCGTGTACAATATAAATGAAGACAGTATTTAATAAGAAACAGAATTTAGATACGACTAAACAACCGTTGTTTTTTGGCGAAGACCTCGCTGTACAAAGATATGATACAATGAAGTATCCTATTTTTGATAGATTATGTCAACAACAATTAGGTTTTTTTTGGCGACCAGAAGAAGTATCTTTACAGAAAGATAGAAACGACTATGCTCAACTGTCTGAATCACAAAAGTTTATATTTACATCTAATCTAAAGTATCAAACAATGTTAGATAGTGTACAAGGTAGAGGACCTTGTCTAGCATTTTTACCATTTGTAACTAATCCTGAATTAGAAGGTTGTATAGTTGCATGGGATTTTATGGAAACTATACATAGTAGAAGTTATACATACATTATAAAAAATCTATACTCACAACCAGGTGAAGTATTTGATACTATTATACAAGATGAAAAAATTGAAAAGAGAAGTAAAGCAGTAACAGAAGCATACGACCATCTTATAAATCTAGGCTACAAATATCAATTAGATCCAAAATCAGTTGACATATATGATTTAAAGAAAGCGTTATGGCTTGCATTAGTAACTGTAAACGTATTAGAAGGTTTAAGATTCTATGTATCATTTGCTTGTTCGTTTGCATTTGGTGAATTAAAACTTATGGAAGGCTCTGCTAAAATATTATCATTGATTGCTAGAGATGAAAGTCAACACCTTGCAATGTCACAACAAATAATCAAAGCATATCTTACAAAAGAGAATGACAAGGTTATGAATAAAGTAATAAAAGATACACAAAAAGAATGCTATAAAATATATGATGACGCAGTATCACAAGAAAAAGAATGGGCAAGTTATCTATTCTCAAAAGGTTCTATGATAGGGCTATCTGAAAAACTATTACATCAATACGTTGAATATATAGCGAATAGAAGAATGAGAATGATAGGGCTAGAACAAAAGTATGAACACTCATCATCACAGAATCCATTACCATGGACTGTACATTGGTTCAATAGTAGATCACTTCAAAATGCACCACAAGAAACTGAAATAGAATCATATGTTATCGGTGGTGTAAAACAAGACGTAACAAAAGATCAGTTTAAAAAATTTAAACTATAATGAATCAACAACCGATCCTAAATTTATTAAATAGAAGACAGCACGTTATGGCCTACGATACAGAGGACATACCTGAAAAACAATTGATTGAAGATTTATTGTGGAAAGCATGGAAAGTAACGCCATCAAAGAATAATTTTATGCCATACCATTGTAATGTATTAGGTCCTGATAAGGTAAATGAAAAACACTCTATATGGATGAAAAGTGTAAAGAATAAAAAACACATAAATGAAAAAAACATTAAAGATCACAAAGAAGAAGGATACAATCCTTATTTTGAACATATAAGTACAGCACCTTATCTATTAGTTTTTACACAAAGAGTTTGTGAACCTAATGAGTACTATAGAAAAAGAATAGAGGGTGGTGACTATTACGAACAAATGCACGAAGACCAGGTACAATCAATGTTAAGAACTACTACCGTAGAAGTAGGAATGTGGATGGCTAATTTATCAGCCTTTGCGTTAGAGAAAGGTCTAAATACATCTACCATAGCATGTTTTCCATACAAACCTATGTCAGCATGGGGAGATTTACCTTGGGTAAAATATCCTGTTGTATTGTTAGGTAGTATAGGTAAGGCAAAAGAATTTCGTAGAGAAAGTATGAGTGATATTGAAAAGAAAGACGACAAGAAACCAGAACCAGAAACGGTAATAAGATGGATTTAAAACCTACTACAATTATTATGCTTATTGACTTTGAAGGACATCCTTTATTAGGTTCAGAATTTGTAAACAATCAACGTTTTTCTACATTGGCTTCACTACTAAATCCTGTACGAGATAGACCTCTTTTTATTATATCAAATCATAATCCTGATAGAGATATGAAGACAGAGGAAGTTGCAAAAATTGTAAGATTAGAAAACAGACACATTTGGTTAACCGTGTCTGCTGATAACCCTAATATCATAAGTATAGAGAAAGAGGTTGCTAGAAAAGGAATGAGTATAAAAAATGTTATAATTGGTGGCACAAATACATCTGGTTGTGTTCTAAAAAACAAACCATGTAGTGCTATGAATTGGGCAAACAAAGGTTATGATGTACAAATATTAGCAACTATGTGTGCTAATTATCAGATAACTGGTGTTAACGCTATAGAACAAAACCAAAACTCTTTAGCAATTGTGTGGCGTGAGGTCTCACAAGCAAATATGTTTGATAAAATAAGTTACGTAAGGGAGCATGAATGTCAGATAACGTAAACAAAGTACAAATAACTTGTCCTAATTGTGATGTTAGTTATTGGGTCAAGTGGAAAGACGAAGACAATGAGCCTACTACATGTCCATTTTGTGGTGCTGATACTTCTATAGATGATGATGACGCAATCTTTGAGCATGATGAAGAAGAAGACGATTGGAATTGATTATAGTTTAAGCAGTCCTGCTATATGTGTATGTAGAGGTGAGTTTAAATTAGATAACTGTAAGATATACTATCTTACAAATGTAAAAAAATATGAAGGCAGTTTTTATAATGGTAAAATAAATGGCAGATTACATCTACCCTATACCTCCGAACAACAACGACACGACCAGATATCCGATTGGGCGCTTTCTATTATTGATACTGCTATTGGTAATATTTTTATAGAAGGATACTCATTTGGTAGTAAAGGACTTGTATTCAACCTAGCAGAGAATATGGGTGCTCTCAAACATAAACTGTATAAACTCAATAAGAAATTTAAATCTATAGTACCAGGTCAGATAAAGAAGAATGCTACTGGCAAAGGTAATGCAGATAAGCTAAAGATGTATGAGCAGTTTACAAAAGATACTGGTGTTGATTTAGTCAAAGAATTTGAACAAACAAAACTCAATAATCCAGTAACCGACATAGTAGATTCATATTATATCGCAAAATATGGGTACGAATCATAGATGTTCTCGTTTTGTTCTCACAATTATTCCTAAAAAGTCAGTAAAATCAACGTTTTTAACGCTTGACAATTCCGTAATTTTATGTTAGATTATGTGTATATATGACAAAAGAATACTTTAAAAGTTTTAATATCGTTTACAAAAGAGAATATGTTGATCCAGAGTCAGAATATGATACGTTCTGGTCTTCATCTACTATCTACAGAAATGTACCTATAGATAAAATCAAATTCTATAGAAAACAATTACTTAAATTCAAAGACTATATGAACAAAACATATAGAGAAGACGCTACTAATTTCACAGGTGCTACTGGTATTGAGATAGTATATCCAGATGAGTATTACCAAACATACGAAGATGTGTTCGGTCCTGAAACGGCTGCAGGTGATGACAATCTATTCAATGACTTCGGTCAGATGTTTAATGGCAGACAAGGTTTCAGAAAAGATTTTGATCCTGACTTCACAAAGAATTACAAAACTAAAAAGAAAAACCCAAATTATATTTACAACTTAAATTAGGAGGACACTATGCAAATTAAATTAGGAGATATGATAACAGATACAAGAGGTAGAACTGGTGAGATAATCAACATCGGTATCGCAGTAAGAAAAGAAGACATTGCTGCTGAAGATGATACCTCATTGAATGCTAAAGAATATGATACTGATCTAGGATATACAGGTGCAGTTACCTTTGGTTCTAACTGGTGCTATTTTAGTCAGATAAAATCTGTATCAACAAAAGAAGGATCAGATGTTGATATTGCTATTGAACAAGAGAATGAGTGGTGGAAATAATGAACGGTTATTTTGCAGTACAATTAGATAAACAAAGTTGTAACGTTGTAAAGAAACTTGCTACAAAAGATATACTTGTATCAGATCACGTTACACTTGCATTTAAACCTATTAAGAAAGTTTATAACAAATATTCTAAACTTGTAGGTAAAAAAGTGGGTGTGTTTATCAAAGGTTACAGAGCAAACAATCACATTGACGCATTATGGGTTGACAATATGTTTGATAAAGAGTATAATAAAATCAAAAGACATGACAAAGGCGCTGCTCATATTACACTATCACACAAGAAAGGTTACAAATCAGGTGACGCTAACACTATGTTTACAAACCCTAAAGTAAAAGATAAGAAATACGGATACGTAGAAGGAACTATAAGATATATTGATTATGACAAAAGATAAATGGTTAAAGATTAATAGAGAGTCGTTTACTAGAACTCTCAAAGGATTTGAAAGACCTGACTATACATTAGATATAAATGGTCTACCGAGAAATTCTATACCTACGAGTGATAGAATATCTGGCGTATGTACTAAAGACACAAAACCTAAAGTACAACTACCCGAAGGCAAAACAATCGGCATTGCCTATAACAAGGGTAACTACCAGATAGTTGACAAAGCCGATTTTAAAACAATGGGAAAGAAAACATGAACGAGATGTGGAATATGAAAAAATCATTGTTATTTGCTATCGCTATAGTTGCAGTAGTATTAATATCAATGAACATGGCAAGTGCTGATGAAAAGAAGACAATCACACCACAAGAGTTTGCTACAAATATTGCTGAAGTACCAGGCAAACTTGTAAACTTTATAGGTAGTGAAGTTGAAAAAACAAAAGCATATCAGACGAAAGTTTGGTCAGAGGCAAAAACAAAGTGGCCTTGGACAATGTTAAAAGGTAACAATGCTTCACAAGATTAGTGAATTTTGTAAAAAGATTGATAGTATTCAGGCTCTATCAAATAGGTTGTACAATTTAAAGTACAATAATCCTAAAACGGTAGAGCGGGATGCTGAAATCAATCACCTTATAGATGATATACAGGCTCAATGCAAAATAATAGGATCAGATAACAAGCCCTACGATAAACCTTGATTTTACTAGGGTTTTTAGGGCTTGACAAATAGACTATTTTATGATAGAATTATTAAATAAACTAACAAAAGGACTACATTATGATGACTAAAGAACAAATTTTTGACGAATTTAAGATTGCAAAAGAAAAAGATATTGCAAAATCAACAACTAAACCACCGTATGAGAATGTGTTTACAAATAGACTCAACGTATTAAAATCACACCGTGACGCAAAAAAGTCACATCCTAAATCTTACAGACATTTAGATATTAATTTTGATAATCTAATACTTGCCTACTCGGCACCTGTACCTGTAGATCATTTCTATAAAACAATATTTAATAAGACTTTATCAGAATACGAACATGATAAAAGACTTGCTGATCTTACAGAAAAACAAAAAGAAAGAGAAGAAGCTAAAAAATTAAAAGAAAAAGAAAATGAAAAAACTGTTGTTTCTATTAACTAGTTTGTTGTTGCTCTCTAATTGTACCAGCATGAATCAGTCCACTATTGGTGCTTCAACCACAGCGGCTGTTGCTGGTACAGCGTGTTACACTTACTTAACTGAAAATCCTGCTGTTGTGGCCACGTGTGCTGTTGCAGGTTCATTTAAGGGTGCTGACTTTATGAGTGCTGAAACAGACGATCAACTTATGACAAGGGCTTTCGTAGATCATTTAGACAATGCACCTAATAGTCCAGGGTTTACTACATGGCAAAATCCTAAAACAAATAGTAATGGTATTATTAAGACTACAGGTTTCTATCTAAAAGGACCTATCAAGTGTGCTATGGTTGAAACTACACACGATCAGAATTTAGATAACACAAGATTCTTTGATTCAATACTATATGGTAATCCTTATAGACAAATGCAATGGCATGAAGTTTGTAAAATGCCTGATGGGAGATGGATGTATGTTGATTAGATTATTTTTTATATTACTATTTGCTACAAGTGTATATGCTGAAGATAGTTTTGAAAACACAATGAAGAAACTAGAGGCATTAGAAGGCAATAATACAAAAGTTGAATACGATAAGATACAACCTATTAAGGATCAATATTGTTTTATCAAAATACAGATTAAAGAATTAGACAATGGCGAGATTGTTAAACAAGAAGTAGTTGAATGTGCTGACGGCAGAAAAGCATATGACGGACCTAGTTATTGGGAGTTGTTCGCTCAATTCTACTATAGAGATATGTTTACACCTGCCTATTGCAGAAATTATGAAAGGCCGAAACATGCCTATCATAAACCTGGCAAAGTTTGCCTTGATAAAGATGGTAATTGGGAGGTAAAAAGATGATAAGAGGTCTATTGACACTTACAATTTTATGGGTTATCCTTGCATTTGCATGGGATCCATTTACGTCAACTGTTGAGAAAACACAGGCTGTTGACAAAACGAAGGATATAGTATATAATGTGTTTAATAATGTAAAGGAGAAGGTGAATGAGTAAAGTACTCAAATATATAATGATCGGTTCTATAGGTCTGTTACTTGCAAATTGTTCTAGTAGCACTTATAAAATCAAACAAGAAAAGGATAAACAAGTCCTTAAAGTACCGTCTTGGTATATGAAAGATTATAACGAGAAGAAAGAATGTGGTACTAAAACGTTCGGCAAAGGCAAAGATAAAGTTTGTATCTTTGGTGTCGGTACAAGTGTTTCACCAGATTTAGAACTTGCAATTGAGAAAGGTATGATGATTGCAAAGGCTGAACTTGCTGATAAAGTAAAAGGTGAGATGAATAAGAAAGCAAAAATATTTACTACTGAATTAGGTAAGAATACTAATAAGACCGTAGTTACAGATGTTGAAACTACATTGGTAAATATAATCAAACAAACGCCTGTAAGAGGTTATGAAGTATTTGCACAAGAGGTAACTCTAACAAAGAACGGATACTACAGAGCATGGATTGGTTTAAGATTACCTATGGGTGAATACAATAAGATGTATAACTACTCTATTGAAACCGTAGTTGACGCTTTCAAACTAAAAGAAATGGCTGATAAGGCCTATGACGAAGTAGAGGTTATTGCTAATGAGCAGTAAAATAGAAATATATTCAAAGCCTAATTGCACCTATTGTGTAAAGGCTAAGAACCTGGTGAAGACACTAGGCTTTGAATACAAAGAAAAGATGTTTGGTAAAGACTTTAAAACACCAGACGAGTTGTTTGAGGCCGTAGGTAAACAAGTAAGAACTATGCCTCAAATAATTATAGATGATAAACATATCGGTGGGTACAACGAGTTAGTTGAATACTTTAACGATAAAGGTTTAGTAAACTTTAAGGGTGAGAAAATATAATGGCAATATCAGATTATTCTTCACACGATTGGCGTAAAAATACAGATGACGCTGTTGTAGTAGATGAACATGGTACAATCATTAGACCTGTGAATGCTTTAAAAGTAAAATTTACAGACCCTAAAGACTTAAAACCATATGAAGTTGACATATCAAGGCTAATAAGAGTCTTTGTTAATAACATAACAGATCATAGAAGGAGTGTTAAGTAATGCACAAGTTGAATACTGTTTTATTATTAGTACTATTGACTATAGCAGTATGTAATTCTATCGCTATAAAAAAACTAAATGATGAAGTGTTTTGGCCTGATGGCATAATGAAACCACTAAACAAATGATGGCAGATAAAAAAGACAACGACAACGTAATATTGTTTCCTAAAATTCCTATGAAAAGACCTAATCAAAAGGCACAGGAATTAGACGCTAAACGACAGGAGATGATGAGATTGCAACATAACAAGGTTTATGTACAGGCAATATCTGAACAATTAACAGAGTCAATGCTATTGACATTAAGAGATGAGAATATTAATATAACAGACAAAACGTTTTTAAGTGACTATAAACTATCACTAGAGGCAATTAAGTCTATGTTGCTAAGACAAGTACATATGAAACACCCTCTACAAGAAAGAGTTGACAAGTCTGTTACAACAAAAGGTGACGGTAAAGATGTTTATGCTATTACTATTGACTATAAAAAATTTTAAGAATTCCATAAAGCACTTTGGGATAGTTGCTAATGCTGGCAAAGTTAGTAACTTTAATCAATGCCATACAAGAAGGAGTGAATATAATGTTTAAATCATTATTCGCAAATGACTCATTAAGAGTTGTAACTAAAGCAAAAAAAACTGAAACTAGAGGCAGAAAAACTTTGTCAAAAAGACAAAAAGTTTTGAACCTTTTATCAAAAGGTGAGTCTGTGACTTGGAAAACTCTAAGGAACAAATTTGATCTAGTATCACCTAGAGCACTTGTTGATACTTTAAGAGCAGAAGGTAACATGATCTATGTTAATCAAACTGCTAAAGGTACTTCATACAGAATGGGTGTACCAACAAAAGCGATCATCGCTGCTGGTATCAAAAAATTATATGGGACTCCGTTCGCATATAAAAATGCCTAATACTCAACGAGTATAAATAGATGTATAGGGGTAGGGAGACTTACCCCTTTACATAACAACATGAGGAGGGCATTATGCCAATGACAACATCACAATTACATGGTATGGATACAGCAGGTTCATCTGCTCCATTACTACATGAAATTCTAATCAAAGTAAACAACGCCAAAGACAAATCAAAAAAGATTGAAGTATTAAGAGAAAACGATTCAGTACCATTAAGACAAATACTGAAAGGTGCTTTTGATCCTAAAATCAAATGGGATTTACCAGAGGGTACGCCACCATACAAAGAGAATGACGCACCAGCAGGTACTGAACATACTACACTACACACAGAAGCCAGAAGATTATGGCACTTTGTTGAAGGCGCTAACGATAAACTTACTAAATCCAAAAAAGAAATGATGTTTATTCAAATGCTAGAAGGCCTACATAAAGATGACGCTAAACTTTTAGTATCAGTTAAAGAGAAAGAACTGAACAAAGTATATAAAGGTTTAACTGATTCTGTGGTTAAAGACGCATTTAGATGGAACGAAGAATACAAAACCATCGGATAACATAAATATTATAGAGTGATTCTATAAAATTCAACTATAGGGTGTATTGACAAGATGTCGCACCCTATAACCCATTGATTTATCTACATTATTTGTCCATTTTTTGCTTGATTCATACACTAAATTATGTTATATTTAAGTATGAAAACAACAAAAAAGGAGAATATACTATGTCAAAAGTAAAACAATGGGCAGAAAATACTGCTGAACAAAAAGTTGATAATATTATTGCCAAACTTACATCTGGCGAAATAGATAGATCAACTGCTAAGACTAAAATTATGAAAGTTGATAATTTAGAATTAGTCGGAATTGATGAACATAATATTGATGAAGTTATTTACGAGGCTCATGCTAATGCGTAAATCATTTTTTATATTATTTTTATTATTCATCTATACATGGTCTTGGTCTATATTCAATGTTGCCAAGGCTGATGATTATAACACGGCTGTTATAAGTCATGTTATATCAGAAAAAATTAAAGGCACAGATATTGATACATCATATATTATGGAACAAGAAATAGAAAAACTTGCCCATAAATTTATGATTGATTCAGTTACTATATTACAGGCATACCTACCTCAAATACTAGAGGCTATTGCTGCTGATTTAAGATTACAACTTGACGAGAAATATAAGGAACAAATTTTAAATGGTAACAACTAGAAAATCTAAAGCACTAAAACTTAAAAGAAAGCTCAAACGTGAGCTGTCTGGTAAACGTAAATATATTACAACTTACAAAGACATAAAATCTTATTTTAAATTAGTTAATTCAGCACTATTTGATAGTAAACTTTCACCTTTTGGTCAAGTAGAAATCAAAGACCTAAAAAGACAAAAATGTATAGGTCAAGTTGTAGTGCTAGAGTGGAAAAGAGCAGGTACTAGATTGTACAAACTAGAGATGTTACCTTCTTATCCGAACAAAAAAGATTTCTTGGATACGCTAGTCCATGAAATGGTACATTTATATCAAATGCAGAATTTAGGCGATACAGGTAACCACAATGATTTATTCTGGTCCTTTGAACCTAAAGTAAACTACATCGGTTTACGATTATAAAAGAAAGTTATATTATGAAAGGTGAGAAGAATCATATTGACGAGTGGTTACAAAAACAAATCAAAAAAGGTATTTCTATTATTGATAAAGTATTAGACAATAATATTAATGAGTGGGAATTGTATTACACAGGTCATTTACAAAGAGATATACTAACAAATTTCCCAGGCAGAACGAGTAAAAAGATTTTCAAAGGTTATAGAAACCATTTGAACAACGATAACCTTGTGTTTATACAAAAGAAGTTTGAAGAACACGGTTATGAATATTATGTAAAGAGAGGTATATAATGAAACTATTGAAAAAACATAAAGAGATATTAAACGAATTAATCAAAGGTAAAGGCTACTGGAAGACGCCTACTGTACCTAAAGATTACAAAGACAAAACAAGTGTGCTAGATATACTTGTGCCATTGTACTTAAAAGGCTTATTGACGTTTCAAAGACAATACGACATACCACTAATCGGACCTAGTAACGAACACATGGTTAGATTCAAATGGTATGATGTTATGATTGATAAAAAGAAAACAATTAAAGACTTAAAAAAGGTGGTTAAAGATGGGCAAATCGTATAATTGGCATAGACTCGCAAATCAGGCTTGGTTTTATACAAAGGTATTTTTTACAGTATTAACTTTAATGGTTGCTGCTTATGCCTACGGTACATACAATCCTAATAAAACAGCAAAGGCTGTAGTCAACGAAGAACTTGATTTATTCTATATGCAAAAGATAGAAGAAATGGGACTACAAGAGCCTGAATTTACATACAGCAATGATATTCAGTTTGTACGTGCTATGCACAAATGTATAAACTATATTAATTTCTCCTTACCAAAAGATAAAAGAGTACCTTATGAGATGATTATAGGTCAGGCTGCGTTAGAGTCTGGTTGGGGTAACAGTAGATTTGCTATGAAGGCAAACAATCTATTTGGTATAAGAACATGGAGTGAAGATACTCCACACCTCTTACCACAAGGCATAACAAAATGGCCAGGTTGGGGTGTGAGAGCTTTTGCTAGTAAATGCGATAGTGTAAAAGAATATGTAAGATTACTAAACAACCATAATGCTTACAAAGAGTTTAGAGTATTAAGACAAAAGATGTTAGATAAAAATCAACAACTTGATTCTATACAACTTATCAAAACTTTAGATAAGTTTTCTACTACAGCAGATTATGACAAAAGAGTTATAAGAATGATAAAGAAAATAAGAAAACTAGAGGAGAATAAATGACAGCAGAGTATGGAGTAGGAATGTTCTTTTTTGGCATGACAGTAACCCTTATAGGTTTTTTGATTGCCTTTATGGTTGTCAACTACAATCTAAAACAAGAACGTAAAAAGAAATACAAAGAAACAGGTCCATTAGCAGACTTGCACAAATACATGCCAGGTGTTAAATACGGAGATGATTGTCAATGAGTTATGCTCAATCAGAAAATCACAAAAGAAACGTAAGAGTTTTAGCAGAGGGTGCTCAAGGCAAAAAGATGACACGTAAGGTTGATACGTGGGAATACGAATCACTTGCAGATTGTATTAGATCAGATCAAGTGCCTGCTGAAGAAATTGCAGAAATATTTACTGATAAAGCATACTATAATTGGTATAAAAAGAAGTATTTTACAGCTTGACATTGCAGTAAAATTGATATATAATAGACCCTATGATACATGAAGAAGACATAAAAAGACAAGAAGACCCAAAGATTAGAAGACTCAAGGCGTTAGCAAAAGCATGTGCTAATGCTCAACTTGACTCTTTCAAAAATTTATGGTATAATAAACTTATGCAACTTGCTAAACAATACAACATGACGGACTATGTTATGAGAAAGCTGATACACTAATGAATATATTTTACGTAGATAAAAATCCAAAGACAGCAGCCAAGATGATGTGTGATAAACATATTATCAAAATGATACTAGAGTCTGCTCAAATGCTATGTACAGCAAAACGTGTACTTGATGGCACAGAATATTTTGATACTACAAAGAATGGTCGTAAGATAAAAAGATGGCGACTAGATAACTCTAATGAAGAAGCAATCATATACAAGGCAGGTTGGCTAGGTCACCCTAGTACACAATGGGTACTAAAGTCAGCATACAACTATATGTGGTTGTTCAATCACTTCATAGCACTTAACGAAGAATACAAATTAAGATGGCAAAAAGATACAGACCATGTATCAATAACTAAACTTGCTGATCTACTAAAACACCCACCTAAAAATGCACCACTAAATGCAATTCAAACAGACGCTACACCAGCAATGCCAGATCATTGTAAGATACCAGGTGACGTTGTTGGCTCATACAGAAAGTATTACATACTAGAGAAAAGAAGATTTGCCAAGTGGGAAAAACATGGTGCAGTTATGCCTGATTGGTATGCTCAAGGAATTGCAGATGATAAAACAACGAATACAGAGCAAGGGTGATGACCTTAAAATGTTGCAAGGCCATGATAGACTTGCATATTTAATTGACATTGCCAAAGACGTAGAATCATTACCACAAGAAGTAAAAACAGATCAAAATAGAATACGAGGTTGTGCTAGTAATCTATGGTTGATTGGTGGAGCAAAAGAAGATAATACAATGATATATAAAATAGACGCTGACGCATTTATAACAAAAGGCACAGCGAAGTTAGTAACAGACCTAGTCAATGGTTGTCCTAGAGATGAAGTGGCTGCTCTTACTATAGAGGATTTCTTACCTTTAGGTGTTAGAGAACTACTTACAATGCAAAGACAGAATGGATTAGGGTCATTAATACAGAGGATAGTAGATATAGCAAATACTAAATAGCAATATGAATAATGTAAGAGATTTTATACAATTAAATATAAACTTTTTGAATGATATTCAAAGTTACCATTGGCAAACAGAGTCATATTCTGAGCATGAAAGCACAGGTGAATATTATGAAAAGTTTAGTAAATTAAATGACGAATTAGTAGAAACGTGGCAAGGCAAAGTAGGCACAAGAATTAACTTTAGTGCTGAATTAAGACCTGGCATAATGAATTACGCTGACAATGGTCAAGTTAGAGGTGAAGTACAAAAACAAGTAGCACGAATAACGAAGATTGCAGAAAACAGCAAAGTAAAAGGACAAATGGATTTAGAAAGCATACTAGAAGATATGCTTATGGCGACTAATCAATTATTGTTTCATCTAACGCTTAAATAAAATGCCCATATACACATTTACAAATAAAAGAACTGGTAAAGAGTTTACCGAGATGATGACTATTGACGAGATGGAAAAGTATCTTAAAAAGAACAAACACATCAAACAAAATATATCAGGCATAAGAATTGTTGCAGGCGTAAGTGGTGCTAGTTATAGATCAGATAGTGGTTGGAAAGAAACATTATCAAAAGTAGCAGAAGCACACCCAATGAGTGCTTTAGCAAATGAGATGGGAACAAAGTCAACAAAACAAATCAAAACAGAGCAAGTGATGAAAAAACACAAGGCTAGACAAAATGCAAAAAATAAATAATATAGGGGTGCAGAGCGAGCAACTGAACAACAACGGTCGTATACCAGAGTCTAATAAGTCAATCCGCTCATTGCACCTACCTAAACAAGGAGAAAACTAATGGCAGACATACCTGATTTTATGAGGGAGTTTGATACCGATGTAGATTATGGTTTTACTCCTGTATCAAAAAAACCTGCTGACGACACGCCAGCAATAGACACAAAGGTTATAGAAGACTCTAATTTAGAGATTGCAAAAGTCAAATCAGATGTAGGCGATATTAAGTCTATGATGAATGAGATTATGCAAATTGTAGCAGAGAAAGACTCTGTTAGCAAAGAGATACAGGACGCTGACGTATCGGCGAGATTTAAAGAGATTGAAAAGACTATACTACCGTTTTTGTATAATCTTTCAAAAACCAATGAACCTTACATACATTGGCCTAATAGAGGACCAATCATTAAGGCTCAGATGGATAAAATATTAAAACTTACAAGGGGATAATATGTTAGAAATAAAAGCTCATCACAAAGAATTAAAACGAGCGGTGAATGAAATTGAAGATAAAAGAAAACAAGACAGATCAAATAAATTATGGTACGATATAAGAACCTTAAAGAAAATAAAACTTATAGCAAAGGATAAATTAAATGCAACTAAGCAAAAACTTTTCACTTAAAGAACTAACTGCTTCTCAAACAGCAGATAGACATGGTATTAGTAATAATCCAAGCGAAGATCATATGGATAATTTAAAGAAACTATGTGATAATGTTCTACAAAAAGTTAGAGATCACTATGGCAAGGTAGTATCAGTATCTAGTGGGTACAGATCACCCGAGTTATGTGTGAAGATAGGATCATCAATGAAATCACAGCATGCCAAAGGGCAAGCTGCGGACTTTGAAATCTTTGGCATTGCGAATGCTGATCTAGCAAAATATATTATTGATAGTTTAGATTTTGACCAATTGATATTAGAATTTCACAATCCAGAGGAACCTAATAGCGGATGGATTCATTGTTCATATAAGAACAAAGAAGAAAACAGAAAACAAGTATTAAGAGCATACAGAAATGATGATGGTAAGACGGTATACGAACCGTATGACCCTAGTTGAGCTGTTGAACGTCTTAATGATGACAAGAAAATAGAGCAAGACAAGATCATTGACTTGTATATGCAAAAAGGTATATAATGAATACTCTTATATTATTAATAGATTTTATTGGACACCAAGTCCTTTCTGAAAACTACATAAACAATAGAAGATACCAAGAGGTACAGAAAATACTATCTGATCCTCGTATTGACAAGTCAAAAATAATATTTTGTACCACAGACTCAAGCCGTGTTGACGTGAGGTTAAACGAGCTTGAGTTTATGGCAAGCAACCTAGACATTAAGTTTTTTAAATACGAAGATGATTGGACCTTTGATATGTTAAGTGATAAACTCGCAGAGTCATTTGATTTTGATATGAATCCTAACAACACTCAAATAATCATAGGTGGATGTAATCTAGCAGGTTGTGTAACAAAAGCAACTAAACCTATGAACGCAATCGCAGCCTGTGAAGCAGGTTATCCCACTACAATATACTTACCAATGTGTGCTGAATATGAGCAACCTGGTATTAATGATGTTGAAAGAATGATGATGGGATTAGTAGAGGTCTATAAACAAATTAAAAAATATAGAGCATTTAAAATTACACTTGAAAACGATTTTAGATACTTAAACTTACCTAGAACACATGGAACTCTATAATGGATAATACAATAATATTATTAATAGATTTTGAAGGTTTAAAAGGTTTACAGGATCAAAACTATTTAAAAAACAGATACAATGCTCTTATGGATATACTACAACAAAGAAGTATTGATAGAGAAAAATGTATTGTGATTTTTAACACTTACAATGTTGATACAGAAAAAAATATAATAGAAGATGAACAATTAAGAGAAGTATGTAAATTTGCATGGCTTGAAAAATGGAATGTGTATAACACAACAAAAGAAACTGGTGTTGGTTTAACAGACATAGACATAGAGTATTTTATAGACCTTATGAAAGAAAGAAGACCAGAATTTAAAATTGATCCTGCAACAACAAAAATAGTAATAGGTGGTACAGAAACAGCAGGTTGTTGTTTAGTAAACAAAAAACTAGGTGCCTTACATTGGGTGAAAAGAGGCTATAGAACAACAATGTACTTGCCAATGATGGCTGAATATTCAAGTATAGGACACGATTGGTATACAAAACAACAAAGTGGTTTTGCTAACTTCTGGAAAGAGATATGCAATAATCCTGACCCTATGATATTCAAAAAATTATCTATAAGAAGTAATTTTAACTCACTTACACACGATTTACCGTGGACTTTAGAAAGAATAAGGCCATTATAGCTTGACAATCTTGTAATAATCTGATATAATGATTATATAAATTTATACGGAAAGGTATATTATGTTTAAACATGTTAAATTGAATGAAGAAGTATTGCCTAAATCTTTAGGTGTGAAAGGCAAGAATCAAAACGGTGTAAGATATTATACTATTGATGGTGTTAATATGCCTTCCGTTACATCTATACTAGGACAAATACCAGAAAAACAAGCAGGTCTACAGGCATGGCGAAATGCAGTTGGTGAGAAAATGGCTAACTACATATCAACGTCTGCTGTCAATAGAGGTAAGACAACTCATACCTTAATTGAGAATCACCTGAAGAACGAAGACGAGAAGTCAGTAGGTATAACTGCTGTTACACCACTAGGACTTTTTAGAATAATCAAACCATATCTTGCTAGACTAGACAACATACATTGCCTAGAAGAATACCTATACTCAAAAGAAATAGGTGTTGCAGGTCAAGTAGATTGTATTGCTGAATATAGAGGCAAACTATCTGTTGTTGATTTTAAGACCTCTACAAAGAGAAGGGATGCTAATTACAATTATGCTAACTTTTTACAATGCTCGGCATATGCAAAAATGTATGAAGAGCTATACCCAAATCACAAAATAGAACAAACTGTTATATTAGCCACATGTGAAGACGGTTTTGTACAAGAATGGATACATACCGAAGACAAAATCAAAGAGCACCAAGAGCTGTTTTATAAGCACACACAGGAGTTTTTTGAGAGAAATAATATAAATAGTTAGACCAAAAGGTCAACTATGAAAAAACTATTAACACTAATAACACTATTATTCGCTACAAGCACATTTGCTGAAGATACACTTAAATACGATTTTCAATGGATGCACGTACCAGTAGTTTGTGGTACATCACCAGAGGTAATGCGTTACCTTAAAGACAATGATTTCATATTGAAGAGCGTATCTGTAGGTAGAGAAGGCGCCTCAGCGACAGGCGATCCATCTTATTTTGTTGCTTACTACATGAATGAAAAAGGCGATCAATCTGTTGCCGCTATAACTTCACCTTCAGGACATGAAACTTGTATGATGTATAGAAGTTTTGATTTACAAACACCTGGTGATAAAGTTTAAAGCTTGACAAATTAGTCTAATTGAGATATAATATTATAATAAAGTGAGGATAAATTATGAGCGATAATAATATGCCTATGGGGCAAGATACACACGACCATGATATGACTTATGAAAATGAGCAATCAATGGTGACTATACCGTTACGTGAGTACGATAAATTAAAAGCACAAGGTCAGTACATAACAGACCCGAGTCTAATTTCTATAATAGATAAAATAGAAGAACTAACAAGAGCATTAAGAAAACACATAGTTAGAAAACTATAATGTTGATGAATAGTAAAAAGTTTGCTCAAATAATAGAGGCAATAGTAAAAGAGAAAAGGATGTCCTATCTGGATGCCGTACTCAAATATTGTGAAGAAAATGATATTGACACAGCGTCTGTAGGTCCTTTAATTAACAAGTCACTAAAAGAAAAGATAAAAGAAGAGGCAGAAAAACTAAACTTGGTTGAACGATCAAGCACAGCGATCTTACCTATATGAACAGTTATGAGGCTTATACATTATATTTGGCTATTAAACTACACTTCACTTCCGATAGTTATGATTTTTACAGGCACAATGCCAAAGTTAATTCAACATTTAACACATTTTTAAAACGTAATGATAGGTTCTTTTTTCATAAACTTACAACTAAATATACAAAGGAAGAAATGCTAGACTATTTTGTATCTAATTTCTTCCATAATTCAAAAACATGGATAGGTAACCTAGTTAGAGCAGATGGAGAAACAACTTATAACAAGTGGAAGAAATATAATCAATCTTTTACGTACAACTTTAGAGCTGATTGTGTATTGCTTTCTAATGTCATTAATGATAATAGGATTCAGTTTGATGATGTGTTTCGTGTACATAGTGGGCAACATCCACGATTGCTACGACTACTTCTATCTGAAAAAATATCAGTACAGACAATCATCATCTTGGATAAAGTTTTATCATTTGTCAAAAGATGGGACAAAGAGATTGCTGAAACAGTTATCTGGCCTGAAAAATCGTTTAAAATAAAGAAATTATCACCTTTTATTAAGTTTAACCTTACTAAATGTAAGTTTATAATGAAAGAGGTGTTTGTATGAGTGATGACTATGTACCTACGCCGTGCATAAACATATGTACAATTGACCAAGATAGTGGTTATTGTATGGGTTGTAGTAGAACACAAGACGAAATAGATAAATGGGGAAGACCTGAAACAACTAAAGAATGGAAAGAAAACAATTTGAAAGAGTTAGATGGCAGAGGGTAAATTAACAGAGCAAGAAGTAAGAGAAGAATATAGACAACAACGTAAGGACAAAACATTTGCCTCATGTTGGCCTGCTAATAATGATAGTTTTTATGAGTGGTGCTCACAATACCTAGACTATCAACACATAACAAAGAAAAAAAGGAAATGACCATAGAACCTATAAAAGAAAAATTAGATGATAAGATTGCCAAACTAAACTCAAGCAGAGTTTATAAAAAGGTAACACCTAGAGGTGACTTGTCATGGTACATCAAGTGGGCAAGTAGTATTACACTAATCATTGCTATGATGTTTACAGCAGTAGAATTGTTTCCTATAAACATGTTTATTGCTAACATAGGTTTCATAGGTTGGTTAATTGTAGGTTTGTTATGGCATGATAGGTCGTTAATCGTATTGAATGCTATATCACTTGCAATATATTCTATGGGTATATTGAATTATTATTATGGCTAAATATTTTGATGAAGAATGGCCTAAAGAGGAAGAGATATTAAGAATTGGGTTAGAACAATCCAGAAGAAACAAGGCAGATAGATTTCCTACTGCTGATGAAAGATGGCCTAGACAAGGTAAGATTATGAAGAAAAGAGCATTTATTATAGGTAATGGTGAGTCACGTAAGAACTTTGACTTGACAACATTAAAGAAGTATGGTAAGATATATGCTTGTAATGCTTACTATAGAGATAACCCATTGCCAGATGTATTGATCGCAGTTGATAGCACAATGACACATGAAATATACCACAAAGGTATTGCTCATAAGATACCTTGTTATTTTAGAGAGTGGACTAAAGTACCTAACTTTATGTATGATACAATGTTACAAGGCATGTTACATACACAGGATAAAGACAATGCAGATAAGATAGTTACAAATGCAGATAAAGGTGACATGTACGTTATGAATGCTCATACAATCAAAGGTGAGGCAACGATAAGAAAAGAAGATGGCACGAAGTTTAAAAAAGATATTGACAACACCCACATTTATGTATCGTGGATCACAGACGGCGATAAGACACAAGAATGGGAAGACCCAGGTTATCATGCTGGTGCTACAGCAGGCCATGTTGCATGTAAATATAGTGAACTAGATGAGGTTTATATGATAGGTATGGATT